CAGATGTTACTAAAGTAAGTGCCCGAGTATTTCGTAGTAGTATCCCCAGCTCTCGCTATGTATTTAAGAATGGTAAGGTAGCTCCATTCATCGGAGGTAAATATACCACTGATATTGCTCACGAGATTGCTGAATTGGATGCAGAGATTCTCCAGAAACATCCGAACATTACTGCGAATGTTGAGGAAATAGTAGACACCATAGAACCGCTGGAAGCTCTGAAGGCAAAGTTCTTTGAGCAATTTAAGGCGGAGCAGGCAGCGCAATTGCTCAAGACTAACAATGTCGGAGTTAGTGATCAAGGGAAGTTAATCCCTGCTAACAGTAATACCGTAGCTGCGGCAATGGCTGGCTCCGATTCAAGCAGCGGCCAAACCCCAGCACTTAAAAGTAAGTAGTATTACTACATTACTTATACAGCCTCATATGTAGGTAATGTAATTAATATTATCGGAGACCTACCATGCAAAAATATCGTGACACAGTATTAGATAGCGCAGGTAATGTAGTTGTTGGTGCAGTAGTGACTGTGACACTTGCTGCTGGAGGCGCTGCTGTAATATACAGTGATAACGGCAGCACAGTAGTTGGCAGTGTAACTACTGAGGATGATGGAAGTTTCTTCTTCTATGCAGCTAACGGCAGATATACTATCACTATTACCCCTCCAGTAAGTACAGGACTTCCAAGTGTAACTGTTACTGATATATTACTGGAAGACCCCGTAGAAACTACTGCCGCTACTATTGTAAATGTCCCAGCAGGAAATATAGTTGCGACTGATGTTCAAGCAGCGATAGATGAACTTGATGCAGAGAAAGCACTACTAGCTGGCTCTACTTCTCAGGCGTTCGCAGCATCTACAATAAATGGTGTAACCATCTCTACACCCAATGCGGCCCTGAATCCTAATTTCGATATTGCGCAGCGTGGGACTAGCTTTGTATCGCCTGCAAGTGGCGCATATGATCTTGATGGCTGGTCACCTAGTTATGTGTCCGCAGCAGTGATAGACGTGATTCAAGGTGTGGGGCCAACAACTGGACGCTATTCTCGGCAATGCACAGTAACAACCGCAGATACATCAATTGCAGCGGGGGATTTATTTATAGATCACCATAAGTTAACTGGATATGACATTGTAAATTATGATCTTATCGGGAACACCTTCACAGTGGCATTCTGGGCAAAATTCCCGATAACTGGGATTCATTGCGTTGCACTAAAAAATAGTGGTAATGATCGTAGTTATGTGCATGAATTTAACGTCACCACAGCAAACACATGGACTGAATATCAATTCACTGTAGAGGGTGGATTACCCACCGATGGAACGTGGAATTACACAACGGGAATTGGACTAAAAATTCAGCCTTGCCACGCTTGTGGATCAACTTACCAAACAGCATCAGTCGATCAATGGGTGACTGGAAATTATCACGGCACTGCCAATCAAGTTAACGATCTGGTTACCGTCGGCAACATCTGGGCTATCTCAAAACTTAGAATAAATAAAGGCTCTCAGTCGACATCACATTCAGTTAGCAGAGCAGAAATGTTGGTCAGGTGTCAGGAAAGATTGCCTAAAACGGTCGGAAGTGATTATGAAGGGCTTTCAAATACGACCACTAATGCATATGTGGCAATACCTTTCCACGTAGGAGCACTTGCTGATATAACCGGAATCATTGCGTCAGCCGCAACGTCAATGACCTATACGGATGGGGTGGCAGTACCAATACCGGTAACGTCTGCGACTTTCATCAGGGCGTCAAAAGATAGTTGTCTAATTACCATTACTGTAGCGGGAGGATTAACGGGCACTCATCCGGGAATTCTACACCTAAATGGTACTAACATCTTGTTTACTGGGGCGGATATATGATTAGTTACAAATACAACAAATACGGCACCCTATTATTAATTCAAGCAGTCACTACAGGACACTAAATTTATGTCAATAGTTTTAGTATCTCCTTCAGTACTTACAGGCGCAAATTTATATAACAACTTAGCGGCTGCTGTATACTCCCTAACTGCCCGCCCTGATCTTATTCAGGAAACTATTCTCGCCATTCGCAAAGCTACTATGAAATTCCATCTAGCAGATTTGTGGAAGAATGACATAGTACAGGTATATCCACTAGTTACAGTAACTCCTGGAGATACTTATAGTTACCGCTATTCACTTACACTAAGTAATGCTGTAGTGTATCCTCTATTTCGCCGAGTCGCATTTATTAAGGAATACAATGCTACACCTACAGGTTATGAGATTGAGTTTAAAGAGCTGGATATATCCTCGCTACTAGATAACTATCAGCTAGAGAAAGTAAATTACTGGACTCAGGCTGGTATGGGAGCTACTATACGGAGTGATAGAGAACTTACACAATTAGCTGTGGGGTATTATAAGTATCCCAATATAACTCCTACAACTTTTGATAGCTGGATAGCTAGTCAGTTTCCGGATGCTATAGTTGAAGAGGCTGTAGGTGCTATATTCGCCAGCATCGGTAAGATGGACGAAGCAAGAACATATAAAAATCAGTTTGCAGAAAACTTACATATGCTCACTATTACTCAGGTAGTATAGTACCGCATATCATACATTATATAGGAACTAACTAAAATGGCTTATACCGCAATAGCTTCACAAGCTTCTCAACCGCTAGACACAGTAGATAGAAGTACTGCTGCCGCTGAATTCCGGGAACTTAAAACTCATATCAATGGCCTGAGTACTATCGCAAGTGGGCTCAGCCCAGATATATTCAATAACACCAATAAAATTATCAATTATACCGGCGCAGTACTTGCTACTGGCTTTGCCGCTGCCCCGCAAGCTGGAGCAGAGCGTTTATTATACTGTACCGGGGCAGCTCAATTCACAGCGGGAGCTAATCTTATAATTGAGGGAGTATCTAGTGGTAACACACTGACAGTAGCAGCTGGCAATATACTTATGGTGATTGCTCTCACCACTACTCAGTTTAAGCTGGTGCAAATATCTCCAGTGGGTTCTGCACTTCTGGCTACAACTGCTACTAATCAAAATGGCGGTTACGTAAATGGAACCACGGGGGTTTTCAGCGGAACTCTCACAACTGTCGGTAAGATTACTAGAATTTATGGAGCTGGCGCTGGGGCGGACATTCGAAGTACAGACAATGTTGCACTAAATGTACTTACAAATACTGGCTTTGCTGCGCTTTCTGCGCAAGCTAACGGAACTACAGACGCTGTTCAAGCTATATATGCCCAGACAGATTTTGGGGCTACCGCTATTAAAGCTGTTGCTAACGGTGGGGGGTATCCAATGATACTTCAAGGCGACCTAACTACCCCTGCGCGTGCCGCACTTAGACTGGTGCCACAAGATTCCCCCCCTAGCTCTCCACAAATCGGAGATATATTCTGTTATTCTGTAGATAATCTTTTCTATGGCTATACAGGCGCTGGCTGGACATTACTTAGCTAATCACTATTTATATGCCAACATTAGCCGATATTATCCGCAATAGCTCTATTGATATGAATTTATCTGCCTATCACTGGAACAGAGATAAAAAAGCTGTTAAGGATTACAACGAAGTTAATACTGGGGTAGGTATTACATATGCAAAGGGTGACACACGCTACATGTTAGGGCAGTATTTAAACAGTTTGCGTCACAACTCTAATTATGCCTTAGTAGGTAAAACACTGTTAGATACGGATACCTTGATAGGTAAATTCGGGTTAGGTGTAGTAGGGGGAGGTATCACCGGCTATCCCCTCGCAGATGTAGTTCCGGCTCTTGGGCTTCTTGGAACTTATGACACTAAGAATTTTGGGGTTAATTTAATAGCTACTCCTAACGTAAAAGTAGGTGATAAAGATGTTGATGGATTCTTAGGTTTACAAGGGAGATATAAATTTAAATGAGCCAACTTAAATTTTCTGCTGATATTACCGCCTCCAGCTTCCCCCTACTATATGATTGGGCAGGAAGAAGTATTGTACGCCCAGAAAATGACCAAGGCAGGCCACCATTTTTACAGCCACAAATTCTATACTGTGAAAACGTTCTTCCTACCTTATCAGGCTATAAGAGCGTATCCTTTGCGGACTTACTTGCAGCCTCTGTTCCGGCTAATACTACGTTTCGCAGAGTATTTACTGTAGCTGACGCAGCTCAAAATAAAGCTCTAATCGGGGTCACCTTTGATAGTAAGATATTCATGCTTACGGCAACTTCCTTTATCTGGGTAGATGTTACACCAGTTGGTTGGGCTGGTGGCGATGGCGTAACTACTGGTACTGCAAACGGTACTCACTACTTATATCTAGCAAACAATGGCTGCTATTTAATTGATATAGTTGGAGAGGTTCTTACACTTACAGCCCTTACAGGTATTACTGCAGCCAATATAGTAGGTATGTTTAGTGCGGTTAACTATCTTTGTCTCTGGGATGCAGCTGGAACTATATATTGGAGTGCTACCACTAACCCACTATTATTCACCCCCTCACTTATTACTGGAGCAGGTAGCAGCCGCCCTTATGACTTACAGGGCGAGATAGTAACTGTTGTAGCCCTCGGCAGTGGATTTATCATATACACTGATACCAATATAGTGCTGGCAAGCTTCAGTAATAACACGCAGTTTCCTTGGATATTTCGAGGCGCTAACAACAGCGCAGGCTTAGCAGATAAGTATCAAGTATCCTATCGCCATGATCTAGGCTTTCATGTCGCGCTAACTTTTGTAGGTGTACTGCAAGTAACTCTGCAAGGCTGTGAGATTATCACCCCAGAAGTTACTGACTTCCTGTCCGCTCGCCGCTATGACTCCTTCATACCTGCCACAGATAGCGTAGTTACTCAAATACTCACATCGCCAGTAGTTACTTCTCTTAATATATTAAGTGCTAGATATGTCACATTATCATATGGCATATCTAGCTATACTGATATATTGGTATTCGATACTGCGCTCAAGCGCTGGGGTAAATTACACGTAGCTCATGTAAGTTGTTTTGAGCTGGAGCTTAATTTAGAGGGGGAACTCCACCCCTATAATGAAGCTAGCGAACTTGGGGCTAGTTATGCCTCTGCCAGCCCAGAGCCTTATAATGAAGCTGCAGTATCTTTAAATGATCCTCCAGGATTAGGAAGAGTATTTGGGTTGCTTAAAGCGGATGGGTCAATTTCAGTAGCCTACTTAGACTTTGATAGTATAAACGATACTGGGGTACTTATCTTAGGTAAGTATCAACTTGTACGCAATGCTATGTTTGAACTTAATGAAATAGCTATTGAGTCTATAGCTACAGAAAATACTGGGTTCAGTATGTATGTTCGTAGCAGTATAAATGGTAAAGACTTACTTGCCCCAGTTATCCCTACTCTCGTAGATCGCGGGGAGGATGTGAGGGTGTATAAATGTAGGCAAATGGGGAAGAATCATACACTAACCTTTGAGCACAGCTTTAATATTACCGCGGTCGAAATAACTGGCGTAGTTAGTGGGAGGAGATAACTATGCCGGTGTCCGCCCCAATAAGCAGTCTCATTGATATAAGATTACCTAACGCCCCTGAACTGGTAGCTGACCCTGCCACATATCGGGAGTTGCAATTACTTTATCGGGCTATTAGAAGTCTTCAGGCTAGCATAGTTCCTCAATACAGTACAGCCAATAGACCAACTTATGTAGCCGGACTATTAATATATGATACCACGCTAGGAAAACTAGTAATTGGTGGTGCAGTAGGTTGGGAAGTTGTCACCTCAGTTTAATTCTTGGAGCTAGTTATGAACACAAAAACACTGGTGCAGCAACTCACAGAAGATGAAGGTAATATACCTCATGCGTATCAAGACTCTCTAGGTTACTGGACTATTGGAGTTGGACGCCTAATAGATAAGCGTAAAGGTGGCGGACTTAGCCCCGATGAAATTCAGTACTTACTGGCTAATGATATTAAGAATAAGACCGCAGATTGCCGGAAACTATTCCCAGACTTCGATACTTATAGCCAGTCTCGCAGAGATGCTCTCGTGAATCTCATGTTTAATCTAGGCTACGAGAATCTCTCTAGCTATAAAGTATTTGTGGGGCAGGTTACTAGAGGTGAGTGGGAAGCGGTTCAAGATAACTTACGCGGCTGGGCTAGGTGGCATAGTCAAGTCGGTAAGAGGGCGGATAGAATTATTGCTGCTCTAGACATAGCCTAAATCGCTCCCCCAATTCACAGCCAGTCTATACTGCTGTTATTATATAGCTGTACTATAATAATATTTAATCACTTGTGGGGGGTTCTTAGTGGGTACGTCAGACTATATAACTGTAGGTTTAGCTCTATTTTCTATCCTTTCGGCTATTATAGGCTGGCTACTTGTAAACAAGGTTAACCGCTTGGAGGCTGATATTAAGCAATCTAAAGAAGACCATACTACTGATGCTGCAGCACTTACAGTATTACAGCTTAAAGTAGCTGAGCATTACCCATCAAAATTAGATATGAAAGAGATGTTTGAATCTTTCCGAGAGTACTTAGATGAGCGCTTTAATACAGTGGAGCAAATTGCTAAGTACAGTGGAAGTGTAAATACTACTAATCGCCGCAGAATACCAAGAGACAATGAGGATCGCTAACATGGATATTACAGGAATCGGCTCACTAGCTTCAGCAGCCTCGGAAATTGTAAATAAAATTTGGCCTGATAAAACTGAGGTGGAGAAAGCTGCACTGGCCGCAGAATTACAGATAGCTCTAGCACAAAATACAGTGAATGCTGAAGAGGCTAAGAGTGCTAACTGGTTTATTGCTGGCTGGCGGCCATCTATTGGCTGGATTTGTAGTGCCGGACTTGGATATCAGTTTCTTTTTGCGCCCCTAGTTAACGGACTTACTGGGGCTATTTGGCATATTACCCCATTCATAGCTCTGGATACTGCTACCCTCATGTCAATTGTTACAGGTATGCTGGGCTTCGGAGCCTTGAGAACTTATGAGAAAAAGACTGGCAGCGAATCAGCTCGCTAGAATTATTATATAACTTTGTAGGAGAGTAACATGGGCGTGGAAGATATGATGGGCGGAAGTGGCCAAGTAAGCGGAGGTTTTGGCTGGGGTTCCAGTTCTATGGATAAGTCTGGTACACAAACTACTGAACTAGATTTTGACGAAGCTACTAAAGCGTATCTTGATAAGATACTTGGAGGTACTGAATACAGCAAAGAAGCTGCTATTAAAGATAGCTCTATGGCAGCTGAGTGGGCACTTAAGAAGTCTCTGGAGGCTGGAGTTCCGGCAGTATCTTCGGCAGCTAGAAGTGCTGGAGGTTACAGTAGCACAACGGAGGAGATGCTAAGAAATGATGCGTCAGCTCGTGCACAAGCTGCAGGCTCCCAAGTAATGTTGGATACTATCAGTAAATACGCCGCGGCACAAGCCGGTCAAGTACAGGCAGCTACTGGTGCGGTCGCTGCTACTACCGGAAGAAAAGTTACTATGGATGAAACAGCTCACGGGGGAAGTAGGAATACCGGTCTAAGTGGCATAGCTAAGACTGTAATCTGTACTCAACTGTATCTTGATAAACATATCCCATTGAATGTATACGCGGCGGACTGTAAGTATGTACATAAGCATTTCAGCGCCGCTACACAGCGAGGTTATCGTTTCTGGGCAGTACCTCTGGTACGTCTAATGCGGAGGAAGCCTGCAGTATACAGAATAGTTAAGTACTTCGGAGTTAAGTGGAGCCTGCACTGTGCCTCTCACTATAACTTTCGCTACAGCCCTAACTGGGTAGGCAGAATTTTAATAGCTGTAGCTGCGCCTATCTGCTACTGTATTGGTCATGTAGTACAAGAAGTTCCATATATTCGTGCAATGCAAGGAGAGTAATATATTATGGCCACTACTTCCCCAACTGATGCAACTCCTGGGGCTGACATAACACTGCTGCTACAGGATGCTGCTAAGATGTTTGATCAAGCCAACGAAACTAACATGAAGGTGCGCACGAGTGCCGGGGGAAGTTCGCCTGTAAATATTGATAGATTGGATGAGATATTCACTCTTGCAGCTGGTACTGTAAAAGCTCAAGCTGCTGTAGCTAAAGGCGCTCAACAACTTGAAACTGTTAATGTAGCCCAACAAGTTGACTTATTTCGCGCAGCTGCCCAGCGGCAAGAAGCGGAAGCTGCGGCTGCTAGTAATGTTGCGGGACGCGGTACTGCTGCTGCATTGGAAGTGCAAGAAAAGAATATACTTCTTAGCAGAGGAGCTGATTTAGCCGAAGTATATCGTAAGTCTATTGAGGATATTAATCTATCGGCAGATAGGAGAAAGAATCTGCTCGATGCAGCAGCTTCTCAGTATGAGAAGGGTAAGCTCATGAATGTATTTACGGGAGAGGCCACTTTCGGCGAATTCCTCAATGCTACCTTTATAGATACTCCGAAAGAGTTCTTAGTTAAAGCAGCTGTAGAAGGCGAGAAAATCCAGTACGATACTCAGAGACTTGCCAGTGTTACCGCAGCCTTTACTGGAAGTGTAGAAAGAAATAAAGCTACTGCGGTTAATCTGGAAACTGGCAGTATCGCTGATGCCCGTACACTTGCCGCCCAGAAATCATTACAAGCAGCTAATCAGTCTGAGATAAGCGCACTTATAGTTAATAGTCAAAACTTACAGCGTGTTGTAGCTACAGCTAACCACCAGCAAAATGTAGCTCTCGGGGAAGGAAAGCTCGCTGTCGATGTGGAAAATAGCAAACGTGCTCATGCTCGTTGGGAGTTAGAGGCGGGAGCTAAGGCTAATCCAGAAAACTTCGCCAAGGGAGTTAGGCTGGGCGGCCAATACTTAGGTTCTCCAGCGCTGGCTAATATGACTGCAGATGCCCTTAAGATTTATATGAACACTCCAGCTACAAAGAAGTTAGCTACTCAAGCCTATTTTGTAGGTATGGGATTAGCAGGTCATGCAGCTACCAGGAAAGTTGGCCCATTACCTAATCTCACTGGCAGTGCCGGTGATAGCGCGTTACTACTGGAGGATAGCAGAGGTAACTTACCTACAGGTATGGGCCGGGCACAACGTATGCTCCAGAACTTAGCCGCTAATACTGACTACGCGATGGTTAACGGAGTACAAGGTGCAGCCCTTAAGCCGGAACAGCGTGCTGATCTTATAGATCAGAAAGCAGCAGCCTATTATCAGGATAATGTAGCTGATATTGACGGCACGGAAACTTATGGAAAGCCTAAGTTAGCTGATATAACAGAACTTCCAAGTATGAACTCTGACCCAGATGTAGCTCAGTTTAATAAGCTGGTACTAGCTCCCCTAGCTGCTGCTACTGATACAGTGCCAGCTGATTTAATAGTTAAAGCCGGGCTGTCTAGCGGTTTAGATATGAATACCCAGATTAAGGGCTTAGTGGCTTTTGCCCAAAGTGTTAAAGCGTTGCATGATGCTAACGCTCAGTATCATACTGTAGGACTTAAGCCAGCACAAAATATTCCGTACACTGCGGCTCTTACTAGCCCATTCAATCGCCGTAAGAGTGTAGCATTGGATGATGAAGTAGCTGTGCGTAACTTCTTAGTTCGCGTAGAGAATGAGAGTAGAGTACTAGGAGCGCAGTTACCAGAAGTCGCCAAGACAGGTAAACTACCTTCACCATTCCCAACAGGTCAATAAACAATCATGGCTGAAATATATCGCGATATTACCTACACCTCCAAACCTGCTGATCTGCAACTGGATGAATCCGGCCTGCCTATTATTCCAGATCATCCAAGCTATCTGGTAGCTGCTGATAATCATCAACTTGGTAACACCGGCGGCTCCCTGCTAAATCCGGATACTTGGGGAGATAGAGCTGATAGCGCTTTTAAGTTCAGCGTAAGTGTTCTTGCACGAGCTGTAGCTAGCACCTATAATAGCGTAGTAACTATCGGAGAAGTTACAGGTATAGCCGATAAGAGTGATCGCGCTGATACCGGTGAGTGGCTCAGAGGTATGGATGATGATCTCGGTAAGTATTATGAGAAAAACAAGCAGAGTGTTGATATAGTAGGTGATGTAGTTGGAATGTTCGCCCCCGGGTTAGCTGGTATGAAGCTCTTTAATTACGCTCAAAAAGGTATAGTTATGGCAACAGAAGGCAAGGCCGGACTTAATATGGCTCGCGCTTTTGGAGTACTTCCAACGAAACAAGCGGAGTATGCAGCTCTAGCAGCCGCTGATATTCGTAACAGCTCTAATACCTATAAGCTTATTAATGCAAATCTGGCTAAGTCTCTCGCTGCTGGATACGCTCAAAATGCCTTAGAGTTCGCAGCTTTCGATATTGCAGCCAGTACTACTATGCGTAATAGCCCACTATTTGATGAACACGATATGGGAGATATTGCCTACAATGCGTTACTTGGGGGCGGAGTTATAGGCGCTGGCATCATGGGGTCAGTTACGGCTATCAAAACTATCCATGAATTTCGGGCCGCTGGTAAGGCTGCCGATAAAGCTACTCACGCATATAGAACTGTGCAGACTGAGGTAGCTGAAGCTACTCCTGCCAGTGAAGCTCTTGCTGTACATATGAATAACATTGAGCGGCTACCTAAGGTAGTTGAAGGGGAAGAACTTGCTACAATTAAGGCTAAGAATGTAGCTCAAGTACACGATCAGGAACTTAATAATGCTAGGAAAGCTTCTCATAAATTAGCTGGTAATGATGCGGAACTTGGCAATACATTCTTTGATGTACTTAGTCGAGGAACCGCTGAAGGTATTACTAATGAAATCGCCGGAGTTATTAAAACTGGGCGCGCAGGTTTTAAGTACGCAGAAGAGAAAGCAGATACTACCGCAGTAAGTTACTTTAAACTCTTCGGAGCTGATGCTGGTAAGGTACATGAAGTACCAACTACATTAACAATCGCTGATAAGAGTAAAAATGCTGCAGAAGTACTGGCGAAAGTATCAGTATATAAGCACTCTCAAGCTCAGGACTGGAGTTTAGTTAAAGCTGCTGGTGATGCTGATGCAGTAGAGGCTAGATATATTAAAGCACTGGAAACTCCCTTTGATGTGGAAGTTAAAGTTGGCGCTGCCGATATACCGTTCTTAGAAGCAGCGTATAATGAGCTAACTAAAGGTACTGTAGCTACTATCACTCTGAAGGGTGGTACTGTATTAGACCAGCCCAGCTTATATCGCCATATCACAGAAGTTAAGACTTCTGAAGCAGCTAGGCTACAAGCTGAAAATGCTGTAGCTATCGGAGAGGCACAACTCAGTGTGGCTGATGTAGCTAAGATGGTAAATGTATCCCCCCGCTATCTGGAACAAGGTGCTAGTTCAGTGGATAATTCTTTCGAGGATGTATTCGCTATCCAATCTGCTATGAAGAAACATACAGATAAGATGATTGAGCAGAAGGGTTGGAAGTCAGATAAAGGTCTGGTGAAAACTTATCTCCAGCCCCAATACGCTAAGATGGTATATGATACTGAGCGCGCGGAACTTATTACTGGGCACGAAATCAGCGGTATTGTAGTTCTCAAAGAAGAGCAGGCAATCTATCGTCAAAGTGCTATCAATGTAAGCACTGTGTATCTAGCAGCAGATGCCCCTAAATTTGCAGAGCGGCTTCCGGGGTTCCTTATGGCCGGAGCTAATAGAGAGAGCGTTGGCGGTGGATTAGTTAGTAGCATGAACGGAGATTATAAATCTCTGGCCAGTTTTGTGCAGCAGATAGGTGCGCAGACTCTCAAACTTATCCAGAAGAAATCAGATGATATAGCTACTACCTTTGCTGATAGCGGTCACGCACTATTAAATGACCCAAAGGCTAGTACCGAGTTCTGGAAGGTAGCCCAGCAACTTCGGCAGACTCCAGAAAAGTACGAACTTGTAGCCAATCGCGCTGGTAATAATAGTGCGCTGGTTAATATTAAACAACTTGATTATGAACAGGCTCTTAAGGAAACTGCTGCAACCGGTAAAGATATTACTAAAGTAGCTAAGCCGGTCTATGAGGATGCTAAGGCTCCGATAGAGATAGCTCTTGAGAGTGAGGGCCTGAATAAGTTCGCTCATACTTGGGATGGCTATCACAAGAATTATCGCACTAATGTAACTAATCTTCGTAACAGCCAAGGGATGACTACACAAAGCGATCTTGCCAGAGTATTCTATGTACCTCCGGTAGATGGTCGCCAATATCCTCACTTCGCTTTTGTAGTTGATGACAGTATCACAAGCACCGGGCACATAACTACCATACACGCTCAAGATGCTGCAACTCTTGAAGCTCTAGCCTCTAAAGTTCCTACAGATCAGGGCTTCAGAGTTATCTATAAGAGCCAAAGTGAAGAGTGGCACAGAGCTATGAAGGACTATGACTATGAACTTGGAATCAACAGCAATTATATTGATAGTGCTCTCAAGCGTAGCGGTGTTTCTGCGCCCACTTTTCCAGTAACTGATGCCCCTAAACTCTGGAACGATCTTATGGGCTGGCGTAAGAATCAAGAAGCTGGCTTAGTTCGTGATATGCTGGAGCATAGATATAGCCCAGAATTTGCAGAACTTCGTCGGCAAGGCGCTGCGTATAGTTTAGCGGAAACTTCTCGTAAAGAATACATGGGCGGAATACTGAAAGCTAAGACTGCTAATCCGTATGAAGATTATATCAAAGCCGCCCTCGGAGTAAGTAAGGAAGGGGCTACACCTATCTGGAGCGCGATAAACAGACTTGCAAGTACAAGTGTAGATACCGCTGTAGCTAAACTCGGGGCGGTTATGAGTACCGCAAAAAGCTCTGCGGATTTGGAGAACATTAATACGGTACTCAAGAGTATCGGAGTTAATACTTTTCAAGATGCTGCTACTTACGCACTCGCAAATCACACAGCTCCTAAACCAGCGCTGGAAAGATTCGTGCGTGGCGCAAACGCACTGCTAAGTTTTACTATGTTACGTAGTGATCCTATGAACGCAGTTAATAACGGTCTAGGCCATATGGTATTATACGGTACTGAGCTGCCAAGACTTATAAAGGAGACACTACAAAGCGGCCCAGCAGGTAAAGCTACTATCGAGGAATTACTGCATCTAAAGGTTCCTGGAACTGCCGGTATCGTACAGAGTCCTACTAAACTTGTCGCCAAAGTTACTGGTGATTGGTGGAGCAAAGTTATAGGCGGTGAAGACGGCGGTGCCTTATACAAATGGGCTAAAGAGCAGGGCTATCTTCCCAGCTATACAGATCAGTTCCGTATGATGAGCGAGAATCTCACTATTAAGGGCGGCGAGAAAGGTGCTGACTTAGACGGTATGCTGAATAGAGCCTTTGCTGCGGGTAAGCTAGTAGCGGAGAAGATGGAAATTGTATCTCTCAATAAAGGTGTGGAGGAAATGAACCGGTTCCGCAGCGCTGTTACAGCGAAATATATTACTGATGCAGCAGTAGCTACTGGCGTACTTCCAGCTGAACTTGCCCCTAGCATAATTAATACCTTCGTAAATCGAGTCGAAGGTGTACATCTCGCAGCTCAACGCCCACTGTTATTTAAGGGCGCACTTGGCCAATCTCTTGGGCTGTTCCAAACTTACCAATTTAATATGCTACAACAGATGTTCCGCTACATTGGTGATGGTAGCTCTCGTAGTACCGCTACACTTCTTGGTCTCCAAGGTAGTATATATGGGCTGAATGGCTTACCAGCATTCAATGCTATGAATACCTATATTGTAGGCAATGCTGCTGGTAATACACAGCATCGGGATATAATTCAAACCACTTATGATGCTGCAGGTAAAGAAGCAGGTAACTGGCTGCTATACGGACTTAGCAGTAATATGTTGTTACATCCTGATGCGAAGGTTAACATGTACAGCCGTGGAGATATTAATCCTCGGCAAGTCACTGTGATACCGACGAATCTAGGAGATGTACCAATTGTTGGAGCTTCTGCAAAACTCTTCAGTAGTATATACGAAACAGGTAGTAAGATTTCCAAGGGTGCTGATATGTGGGGAAGTTTCCTGCAAGGTGTAGAACATAGTGGTATTAGCCGCCCTCTTAGCGGTATCGCTCAAGCACTTGAGGCTACTAATAATCCTGGAAATAAAGTATTCAGCACTGATAATAGAGGTAACATCGGTATGGAGAACGACTTCGTTACCGCGATGACTGCTGCCAGAGTTCTGGGCGCTAAACCCCTTGATGAAGCTGTAGCTGTAGATGCGTTTCACAGAACTAGAGTATATGATTTAGCTCGTCGCAAGCAGATGAATCTACTTGGAGAAGGTATTAAGGCTACAGTAATTGGAGGTAATGTGCCTAGCCCTGAACAGATTAATAGCTTCACTGCGGAATACATGAAGTCTGGCGGAAGACAGCAGCAATTTGCGCAGTTCTATACTAAGCAAGTTATGAACGCGAACAAGAGTAAGGTGAATGCTATGATTCATAATAGTAATAACCCGAATAATGAATATATGCAGAGTATCATGGGTGGTTATCAACTCAGTGACTTTGTAAATAACCCACCAGTTCAAGAACCTGGCACAGAAGAGGAGTAAGTTATGCCTACTACTACAAATGAACCGACTAATGATAGGGAAATAGCGGTAGATGAAACAGTTGCTGTATTAGTACTAAAATATAATTCTAGCTCCGGGCTATGGGAACCAGCATCTACCACTCAAATCAGTATAGATACTGTACATGACCGAATACATGAAGGTAGATACTTTAGTGGCGGTTACTATAATGCAGCGGTGGCTAACAACGCTACTATACAATTACTTCTAGTACTTGGGGCTACCCACTCTCTTCATGCTGTAATGAAGTGTGCGAGTGGGGGTAATAGCGTTGTTGAACTGTATGAGGATACTACGTACTCAGCTGCTGGAACCGCGGTTGCAATGACTAATCATAACAGGAGTTCTGACAAAGTATTTGCAGGAACTGTAACCCACACACCTACAATTACAGGCGTAGGTACTCCACTGAATGGAACTACCTTTGTTCCTGGGGGAACTGGTGGAGGTATGGGAGGTAGTACTCCTGGAGGTTCAGTAGATTTCTCTCAAGAGCTTGTATTAGCCCCAACTAAAGTGTATCTGTTTAGAATTACTAATATAGCTGGCTCAACTCAGCCAATGAGTATCCAGCTTAAAGGTTATCAGCCAGCACTTTAGATTTTTAGTAGGCAATAAAAAACCGCCCGAAGGCGGCTAGTATCTTAGTGACGTATCGGAGCTGATATGTCAGCAATTAGCTCCGCTCTTGCTTGCTTAAGGCGCTTAACACACTCCTCACACAACTCTATAATTTCTTTCTCGTTATAGTCACCGTCAAGTATGATGCCGCAGAAGGCAGCTACTTCTCCAAGTTTCATCTCCATACCACAATCTTTAGGAAGTTGCAGGAGATTCACAAGTAATGCCTGATGTTTTTGTATCTCTTCCTGGAGAGCTAGAAATACTGGAGGAAACATTTCATGATACATCTGTTGGTACCTCCATAAGTACAGCTTCCGCATAACTAACTTTAAACCCGCTAGCATTTCTGTGGCCGCCACCGCCGTAACTTACAGCTACTGCGCTCACATCTACACCAGTATCAGTTGAGCGCAGACTAAACACCCTTCCAGTGGGAGTATCCCAGTAACACGCACCGAACGGATTAGTTAGGGATAATTCATGACCCGCATCGCTACTATAAATATACGGTAGATTAGCACACTGTACCTTATGGCCGCCAATTATCATCGGGCGAGTTACTATTGGAAGTAATTCCGCTATATCCTTAAAGTGTTTGCGCTCAATAGCTACACCTTCTTGGGCCAAATCATCTACAGGAGTTTCCATAAGCTGATCCCACACATTAAAGTCATATGGATAACTAAATACTGCTGCTTGTATCTCACGGGTATATGGGAGATTAAATCTCCATAAATCACGATCTTCAATATGATAAATTAATTTTGGTGCTAATGTGTCAGGAAAGAAATTCATCCACGTCAACATAGTTCCGCTGTAATTCATATCAAATACAGTCTCTACATTAGAAGGTAAGTTAATTAAGTCAGCCGCAGCTGTTTTGTGGTGGTCAATAATTAAAATACTTCTAGCCTTCGCAGCCATTGCTAGTAACATAGGCCGTTTATAGCTGAAATCCACTAGTACAATATTCTTATCAGTTACATCTGGCGGAGGTTCTGAATATACTCCTGCATGAAAGTCAATAGGCATTCCTATACTAGCGTAAAAGTTACGTACTACCCAAGCGGCACCAAAACCATCCGCACAATTTCCGTGATATATACACAGGTTATTACCGTTTATACTGTTCATATTATATTCCTCTTTCTTCTCTAGTTAATAAATTATAATCAACTATTTCACTGCTTATTTCAACCTTGATTTTTTTCTTAACCAAGAATACCGCACCAACTTGCTGTATCTTTTCCGCTGCCCGTAAGTTACTGAGCAGTTCGCCTAACTGTGCTTGTTTCTCCAGATCATGACCAACAAGTGTCCATATATCTTTGAAATTTAGTCCCTTATTACTATTACTAAGTGCTGCAACTATGTTATTAGCTACATCACTGTTCTTACCTTTACCAAATTCACCGAGCGCTTTAGGCATAGCATGTTCAGTATGGGTAAGTATAGTGTTAGCAAGAATTACGTCCTGCTCGTCTATATTACGAGATAGGCGGGAAGCTGCACATACAATACACAGCTTTAGCAGATGGGTGAACCGGCGATTAAAGTAACTTTCGAAGCGTACATCATCGAAGCCTGCAAATCCACCGTAAATTTTTTCTAGCAATTTTTCCGCAGTACTTGTGAGACTGGCTGCACCTTGACAACTAGCGCGCAGATGTTGCATATACGCTACCATCTCCTTAGTCTGGCCAATATCTGGCTTCTTAGGGAATGCTATCTTTCTTCCTGTACCTTCACCGTATACCAGTACTAGCCTAGAGAAGAATCCTTGTCCAACTATCTCTGTAGGAAAAGCCAGACTAAAGCCAGTAGGGGTATTTCCAGCAAGAATAGATACAGTAGGATTATTAATGCTAACACTTTTACCAGTCTTGATTCTGTTCCTGTATACTCCAGCATAATCCCAGAAAGTACCGAGAAGAGAATAAAATTCAAGGTTGCCAAGACTGGTAAAGTCGTTCCATTCGTCAGCCATAATAAAACATTCAGCAGCTGCTCTTGTAGATACTTCGGCATCATCATCTCCCCATAAGTTACTATCTAATATATCAGCAGCATTCTTCTTACTGCCAAACTCCTGCTCAACTTCTCCACTTATATCAAGTAAGAACTTCTCCTTAGTTGTCTTATCCGCTGCGATAGTATTGTATCCGCTTTCGATAAGGAGTTTCTTAATTGTTTTTATCGCCGTGGATTTACGTGTGCCAGGATTACCTATAAGCATAGTATAGATATTCGGGTTAATAATAAAGTGTCCATGCTGTAAGTTATACTGCCGCCCAAGTAATGCACCTACGCCAGCAATAGCTGACCAGCGATGATATATTGCAGGGCTTTCAGTCTCACCTACATATTGGATATAATTACTGAAGAAGTCATCTGGCATATTTAGCCCAATACTCAGCTTGCTTTTTGTTGTAAGCTGCTTCTGCTTCCGCTATAGTTTTATAGGTACCTAAATTCATATATACACCAGTTATTTGTATACAAGCTCTGAATTTATCGCGTTTCTTATATACACCTTTAGGTAGCCCAGATTTTTTAGTCTTATTAGCCCGCATATTAAGAGCATTACCAGACTTGTCAGTTACTCTGAGATTAACTCTGCGGTTGTCTAGGCCATTATTATTTATGTGGTCTACTATTTGATGTGGAGCTGTTATACCTAACAATACTCGGTGCAAATACTGTTTGTAATATGGTTGCGTATTTATACTCACGTGACGTAAATCACCTCGTTTAACTATAGATAACCCAAGCTGCCTGCAAAACAGTTCATCTTCTTTATCTACAATAATAGTGCATTCAAGTATTTGTAGCTCTACAGATTGCTCCATCTCTCCCCCCCAAGCTTTAAATCTACGGGTACTATAAGTGTTCGCGTAGTACCTTTAATATCAGTTACCTCTACAGGAAATGTCATACAGTCAGCTACCATAGTTGCAAGATATTCATGCCCTTTTCTATACTGGAATAAAATACTATCGTGAATTTGTGCCTGCAATTTGAAGTCCTTCTGATGTGGTAGCCACACCTTATAAAATACTTTATTGTATGCTATGTTAAGAGTCATAGCATTGAGGCTTTGTGGATTATGAGCTACATATCCATTCCTTGCGCGCTTATCAATCTTCGGATTCTTAAAGCAGTAGCGAGTCCAGCCAGTTGCACCCTTTAACATATGAGTTGCAAGTACTGTAGCTACTACCCACTCAGGGTAATCTTTTGCTACTGCTGGATAAGTTGCTGCAAATACATCTAGTAGATGTTGAGTTACTTGTATCGGTGACCAATACTTAGGTAGTCCTAGTAATCGCTGAGCTTCTAATACCTTACGTAAGCCCATAGTATCCAGCATGATAGCTGCGCCCATGCAATAACTTGCGCCATGATTAGTACGTTTGGCTAAATCTCGTAATGCTTTATCTAAGGTCTTTTTAAATTCGTCGCTATAGATTTGTTCATAGGGGATGCCGAAGAATGCGCTAGCATTAACAGCGTGGAAGTCTCTATCTCCTTCGACTGCGCTAATAAGAGCCGTGTCTCCTGTAATATACGCGGTATCTCTGCTCTCTGCCTGAGCATAATCAGCTTCTCCTAAATAAAAATCATCATCAGCTACAAGTGTAGATTTAACCTCATCCCCACGGGGAATGTTCTGAAGCTGAAGCCCGCACCAGAAGTGGTGTTCTGTACTGGCAAGTCTGCCGGTGTCAGTTCCGTGGGGATTAAGACTACACAAGATACGACGATTATGCGCAGGGCCAAACTCTTTAGCTTCAAAGCCCTTAGCCTTGTGGCCGAAATAGGTACTAAGTAACTTCCTATATCCACGTATCTCAAGTATCTCATATAAGATAGCCTCATTAAGTGGGTGGCGAAACATAGCCTTGTTAAGATTAGTTTCATCAGTACTAGTAATATCTCCACAACCTAGTACCTTGAGAAGTTTGGCTACCTGTACTGGACTATTAGGATTGAATGCTGGAGTTGCTACCATCTTGCGCAGCTTCTCTAGTCGCTCGGTTACACGCGCCTGTAGTTTAGTTACCTGAACATCCATAGCTACCATGTCGCGCTTCAGACCGGTCATTTCCGCAAGATGGCAAGGATATACTAGCGGAAACTCTTGCAAATAATTATTTTTCGCCCATGCTGGAGCACTTAATAACCAAGCTATAGCAGCATTAAGAGTGTTATGGGTGTCCTTAGCATTGTATAGATAGTATTCTTCCAGATTCTGCGCGCCGTCCGCTTCATGCTTCCAGTATCTTGCATCACGTACTAGAAAGGCGTTAAGGAATCCTAAATCCTTTGGAAGTTCTGAATACCAGCAGTGCATCATATTAGCGGTATCGAAATAATACTCTGTAGGTACTATTCCATATCTGGAAAGATATGATATATCGTATTTACCATTTTGAAAAATCTTTGGGACTGATAGCTGATTGAATTTTCCAGCCCACGCGATAAAGAATTCGGAAGTAAATGGAAGCACGATACTATGAGAAGTAAGCTGTCCATCAGGAGAAATAAACAGAGCACAATAACCAATGCAAGTGATGTGCAAAGGAGTCTGCTTGGTTTCAATATCCACTGATAGTAAAGTTGCCTGCGAAAATCGTTCATATAAAACTCCTATAGTATTTTCATTAACTATTTCCCAACTAAACTTCGTACTAGTGTACCAAGTATCAGGCGCAGTAAGCTTACTAATGTATCTATGTAGAAGGAAGCCGCCAAAAGGAACGCTAATGGTGTGAGCAAGAGGATGAACAAACACCCAAGTAATACCTTCTTTATCAAAGAGGGAGCCTGCATAATTATCCAAAGAGGGGAGTTTCTTTCCATAATCTTCTCCAGTAAGTTTCTGTATAAGTTGTGGCTGAGTACAGATTACACCTGTGATACCGTGCTTTTTACAGTAGGTAGTTATCTCTATTAGAGTTGTAGCTTTTTGTAGTATTAACTTACAGGGATTACCTACGCCAATGATTGGCTTAAGTTTGTGTAGATATGGCTTGTCTAGTTCAGTGCCTAGGAATAGGAGATTCATATACTTTTGGAAGCTTTAGTTTTAATATACTCATATTGTTGAGCTACTGTGAGCGTAATGGGGGCGTTTGTTTGATAGCAGTGCTTACACAGTATTCCATGAATACACTGCACGTCACAAGTAATTTTTTCGCAAGCTGCACAAGGAGCTAGCGGTATAGGTGGATTCATAACATGTCTCCAATAAAATGTAGTAATATGAATGCCGCCACAGTAACTGCTACCATAGCGGCATAAGTATTACAGTACCTCTACTTTTTGCAAGCCCAGATACTTCTTGTCAGCGTTCTCACCTTTGCCGCTGCGTACCTTAGTAACCAGCATGATGCGCATACCTTTAACAGCTGTCATCAGTTCGCGGGTATTGCTGATACCAGTAGCTGCTGAGATAGGCTTCAGGAAGTTCTTGAAATCACCTTGGCCAAACTCATTTTGCAGGTTGAAGAACAAGCTAGTCTCAGTACCAGGAGCTACAGGTGTATCAGTAGCATTGGCCAGTTCCAGCGTATTCACCAAGCGGAACTTTACTTCCACACCGCCGTTATCGCCAACCTTCTTTTCAGCGATGTCAACTACGTCAGCTTCATAAGCACCTGCGGGAGGCACCAAGAATTCTGGCATGTCAGCAAGGTCGTCCAAGTTTGCGTCAAGTAAGTTTGCAATGTTATCACTCATGATATATTTCTTTCTTTAGTTAAGTTTCAGTTTAAGTATATGTATTACAGTGTATCCTACACAGTGTTACTGGGTACTACATATTCCGAGTGTAGGCTCAGAAGTATTACTGTTAAGCTTTATAAAAAAAGCCGCCGCTCAATTTCTCTATCTAGATACCAGCGAGCTTTACGCAAGTCCTGTATAGAATCACCATGTTTAAGATCAGCGCGCCAAATATATTTAACAGAGTTACCGAGATTGAAGTTCATGTGCTCAGTGATTTGGATACACTCGATACCGCTAGGATGACTCTTATAATGGGTTGGATTAATTACATCTTCAGTATCTTTAGCTAGGCTCATTTAATATCTCCTTCACGTTTAAGTACTGCAGCTTCCGTAATCTTCCGGCACTGAGGTTTGGGCTGTAACTTCCACTTAGTATCCATAATAGCCCGAGTTTGTGGGTCGTCCGGTAGAGTGCGGCAGGTAAAGTACTTCCAGTTATACACAATCTTTTCCTTGTGTAAGTCGTATGCAAGTATACTCGTGTATATATTAGTGCCGAGAAGTACGCTGATAATCACGCCATAAAATAGGTGTACGCGACTCATAACTTAGCCTTCACACTTTCAAGTGCAGCAGTGGCAGCAGTTTTCACTGCGGTACTAGAGCCGCTACCGGCTAGCTTACCCTTAAATATATCCAGCAGAGTTGGGGCAGCAGTAGCCTCAATTGCTACACCTGTACGGCTACCAGTTACTAAGGAGGTGCCGAATACTGTGCTACTTCCGAAGCTGTGTTTCTTGTTCTGTACCTGACAATATACTACATGGTCAAAGTATTTAGCGGTATTACGAGAGAAGTTACTTGTACCAGCGCAGGGAACTATCTTCTTGCGGCCATCCTCAAGTTCCACTTCCACCTCATGAGTAATGATACAGAGGTTATAGGAGGCTTGTTGCATGTTACTTAACAACTTATCCATCAGCGAACCTTGCTTCCGGTAATCTTCCCAATCGTAGCGGTAATCATCGCCCTTACCTTTGGTGATATTAGCGATAGCAGAAACTGCGACCTGAGTTAAAGAGTCTACCACCACTATGGTATTGTTGTCAAGCGCATTTAATTCTACTACTGTAACGGGCGCTTCCGCTTTCTTACAGAGCATACAACTTACCTTACCGTGAGCTTCACAGATTTCTACTCGCGCACCAGTGAATACCTTAAGAAGGGTTTCAATAGCGATTGGGTAATCACGAGTATCTGGCAGTGAGATAATCTCAATACGCTCTTGCTGCGCGAGAGGTAACTTTGTGAGTGTAGTATAACCTTTCTCTACGTCAATCCAGAGTAGATTGAAGTCGGTACTTAGATTACCTACAAGCTCAGTCTTACCTACCTTCGGGCCGCCATATACGATAACTCGTTGAGTTGTCTTAGGTGCGATCTGATTTAGTTTCATTTTGATTCCTCCTTAGCTAATTTCATAATTAGAATCCCTTAAGTTGAAGATACAGCTTAACTGCTTCTTCGTCAAGCTCACCTTTACGCAGACTTAACTTAGTTGCCTTGACGTTTTCTGGGGAGCGATCTACCAAACACTCTGGCAGCTCTCTTATCACAGCCTCTCTAATATCAATTAACTCTCCGGGAGTTATAATAGAAATAAGTTCTGAGATACTTTTCCCCTTAATTAAGGTAGGAAATTTAAGTACATTTGTGGAGGTCATTTCTTATATACCCCCTTAAGCGTGTAAGTCGAATATTTTAGCGTACATAGCTACTTCTCCTGCGCT